TTCCAAAGTTAGGTCTGCTGAGTTTGTTGTAGGTTGCGTATCTCAGCGCATCAATGGCGTGATTGAATGCATCTATGGGTTTGTTTAGCAGGTTTCCATTTTTGTCTTCTACCCACTTGTAGTTTTGCAATTCTTTAATTAGGTTGCTGCTGCGTGGGGTTACAAATAGCTTGTGCCGCTTGAGTACGTCAATGCCCACTATAACGCTATCTGCGCCCTTCTGCGTGGGTTTCACGTTCCATCCCATACGATGCAGCTCCTCAATACTTTTAGGCTCTGCAGAGTCAGCAAACACCTCAGTCCTTCTATCAAGACCAAGAGAGTTCAATACGTTGCTGATGTCGGGGTTGGTCATACCCGTTCGGTAGATAAGCTCATCCACATACAGATTGTCTCCCGACTTGTAAACTGCCACAAGTGCGGTTGGGTCGTTGGTGTAACCAAAGTCCATCCCGTGACATAAGAGCGTGGCATCCGTTGGTATCTCTCCTTGCCCGTATTGGAAGATGGTGGCTCTGCTCATCCCACGTTCTCCCAGTCCATAGATTCTCCAGTAGTCATTGTCCGTATGTTGCAGCCTCTCTATCTCCTCAACAATAGAGGCATCCAAGAACGGATTATCAAGGTAGGTTGACTGGATGTATGTAACGTCATCACGGGTCAGCAACTTATCGTATATCCAATGGAATGCGTCAGAAGGGTTGTAGTCAACCCATATCTTGCCTGTGGTACGAATCAACAACTGAAAGAAATCCTCCCAAGTAAGTTCGTTTGCCTCATTGCAGAAAAGGTAGTCGCGTCTTGCTCCCCGTTTCTTTTGAGGTTGGTCAAGGCTGATGAACTCAAAGAGGTTACCATTCAACTCGTAGGTATAGTCGCTCTTGTTATGCCGTGCCTCATCGTAAAGATTGTTGGCATTTAGAATCTCAAAGAAGTCACGATAGGCCGTCATCTTCAGAGACGGCAGCGACTTGCGCACGATTGAGTACACCTTGCCTCTATCCTCCATCGCCATAACGATGAGCATCTGCAAAAGCGAGTAGGTCTTACCCGAACGGCTGCCGCCTTGATTGACTACTATCCGAGTTGGTGCGGTGTAGTTCTTCTCAAAGAGTTCGCTACTCTTGATGTTTAGTTCGGACAATCTCTACCTTGATTTTCGTTAGCTCATCCGATACTTCGTGTGAGTTTTCCACCCTTGCGAGCTTGGGAGTTGTGTACTCTGCCATCTTGTTCAAGAGGTCAAGTGCGCCCTTCGGGTCATCAGCAGCAACTTGGGTGAGCCATAGGGTCATATTCTCAAGGTTGGCTTCTATGAGGGTTTGGAATGCCTCTCGTATTTTATTGGTGGTCTTGTTTGGTGTTCCGCTTGGCCTTCCTGTGTTGCCTGCTATGAACCTGCCTTTGTCATCTTTCATATCCGTTCAATTCCGTTATTTTCGGTTGTATCTAAATAACCCTTTTTGCGAGGTGGTGATTGTGTGTTGCTTGAAGTCGCTCCTTAAATTCTTTGATGTCACCATAGGCAACGTGGCAATTTCGGCATAGAGCCATCAGGTTTTCTATGGTATCAGCAATTTTGCTTCCACCCATTCCCCTTGACTCAATGTGGTGGATGTCTACGGCTTGGCCTTGACATACCTCGCAAGGTATAAAGTCAGTTGTGGAGTAGCCCATCCCTTTTAGATAGACCTTTGTGTGGTTCTTCACCTTTGGTAAATCCAACAGTCATCAATGAACCAAGCACGGGGCAGCAGTTCATCAACGGCTTGGATTACTCCCTTCCAATGTTCGTGATAGTCATCTCCTGCGATGAAGCCTCCCTTCTTTACTTTGGGCAGCCATAGCTTGATGTCTTCCTTTACCGCCTCATAGGTGTGGGTAAGGTCTATGAATACCACGTCAAGGGATTCCTTGAGAAACATTTTTGCAGCTACTTTGGATGTTCCTTTGATTACATTGTACTTGCGCTCACCCATATTCTCTAAGAACAGGTCGTATATGTCTACCTCCGTTGCGAGCTTGTGGGTGGTGGTTAGTTCGTTAGGTGAACCCTTCCAAGAATCTATGATTGTGATGTTTTGGGATGTTGCTTTATCACATAGGTAGGCCGATGACTTACCGAGCCAAGCACCCAGTTCAACGAACGTGCCGTCTTCGGGCATATTGGCAAGGAGGTAATCGTATGCTGCTTGGTGGTTGAACCACCCGTCTATTTGTTTGCTCGTTTTCATTTTAGGGCGTTGTAGTAGCAAAGGTACTGCTCTACGCAGATAAGTGTGCCTTGCTCGGATGCTGCTTGTGCAAAGGTGCCATCTGCCTCATACGTCATTTCAAAGCGCAGGTTGGGCAGGTCGTATGGCTTGAACATATAGCAGGCGGTATCTATGTTACCGACGCGGGGTTGGTCAGTAGGGCGGAGCCTGCCTATCTGCCCCCACGTTACGATTGAGCAGTCCAAAGCGTTTAGGTTGTTCCACTCCTCAAGGAACTTTGGGTGCAGCACATTGTCATCATCAAGGTAGTAAACCCAATCCTCTTTGGTAAAGGAGTCAGCATACAAGTCAAGGAACTCATTGCGTAGTGGGTTACCCATATCTCCCGTGCGTGTGGAGTAGTGTGTGACTGATGCGCTTGTTGCTCCCTTGTAGTTGGTAGAGGCATCCATCATCACCACCCACGTTGCATAGGCAGGGATATGTTGTTTTAACCTTACAAGGTTATGAGGGCGTGAGCAGGGAGTGACTATGTAAAGCATCGTAGTTCGTTTATCTTATCCATCGTGAAGTCCTGAACATACTCGTATAACGATTCCGTTAGGTCAGCCACTTGGTTGGGGTTTTCTTTTAGCCTCTTGATTGCTCCTGACCATTCGCTTGGGTGCTTGATGGCAATGCAATTATCCTTTGTGATGTATGGTGAATAGGGTTGTGTGTTGCTCACTATCAAGGCGCATTTGCTAAACCCTGCCTCCAACATCTTTAGGTGCGACTTGCACTTGGCAAACTCCGATGTCGTAAGCGGTACGAGGCTTACATCAAAGAACTCGTAGAGCTTGTGGTAGTGTGTTGGTGGCATCGTGGGCAGCCTATGGCTTGCCTTCATAATATCTGGGTAGCCATCTACCTCTGCCACATACCCTTGATAGCCTTCAAGGTTGATTGTGGATTCCTTTACGTCTACTGCGTGGTGGTTGCCTCCGATATAACCAAAGCGTACTTCTTCGCTTGGCTTTCGCTCTACCTGCCACGTTGGTACGCTGATGGCGTTTGGTATGATTCGGATGTTGGTATTGTACTTCTTGACCTTTGAGGCAAGGTGCTTGTTTGTCACCCACACTTCATCAGCCGCTTTCATAGAGCGGATAATCTTCATCTTCATTTGGTCTGAATATACCCCAAGCAAAGGATGCGTAGGGGGCAGCACCCACCAGTCATCGTTATCAACGATTAGCTTGATGCCCTCCTTACGGCAGAGCTTTACAAAGTCATCAAACGGCTCAACAGGAAATATCCTTGAGGTAAAAATGTGAGTGACCTTCGGCCATATCTCAGGGTCAATATCCGTTATCTTCTCAATGAAAAAGACATCGGCATCCTTGTGGCATATCAAGGGTGCAAATGTCCTGTGGTGAGAGACTCCAGAGTTCTGCTTGTGGAACGCAAGTACAAAGGGTCTATCCATTCTTACGCTCCAAAAACTTCACCCACATCCGAGCAGCTACTGCTCTGCGTTGGGGCTTGAAGGGGTAGGTGCTACGGAGCTGCGCCATCGCTATCCTCATAAATTGGTCTTGCATCTCTCGTTGGTATTAAAGGTTAGTATTCCAATAGTATTCACATTGCCCGTTCTTGATAGGTACGCCAACAAAGAACGATTGGTACATTTCGGCAGGTGCGGTGAATCGGTAGCACGTTTCTTTGAGGGCGCAGCCCTCGCCTGTGCATTTGGTGATGTCGGTCATAACGTGCCTACAACTGTGTACGAATCCAAGTCCTCACCCAAGATGAAGAACTGCTTGTACATTTCAATAGCCTCAAGGGTCTTGCGCTCCCCCTCTGCCACGAACTCTGGACTCACCGAGTAGATGCCTATGTCAAGGCTTGCCTTGTCAATAGCGATAAAGAAGAACTTATCAATCGGCACTCCGAACAATCGGGTGTAGATAAATGCCTGCACATCGTAGCCGTACTTCTTTGCAGAATAAGGGAATGCTCGTAG